CAAAAACCTTGTGACACAGCTGCCTCAAGCAAGCTTATGTTGTTGTCAAAATCAACGTCAAACTTAACCAAGCGGTTAGCCTTCTCGCGCTTCATCTCAAACTCAGCTGCTTTGGCCAGCACTGTATTACCCATGGTGGCGCTTGAAGCGCGAAATTTAAGGGATGCCTCTGGATCAACTTGTGCAAGGCTGCGGCTAAAGCCATCCATCATTGTGTTGAGCTTGTTTTGTACTTGCTCAGTGTTAGTTTTTCCAAGCTCAACCTCAGTCAACATTTTTGTCATCTGGCTGCGAGCTTCCATCTCAAATACGCCTGACAACTCAAATGAGCGTGCCTTGCGCACCGCCTGGTCATACACACTAAACGTGCCGCCCAGCTTGAGCGGCGCAACATTACCAGACTTTGCAGCCAGCATCTGCTCATCACTTATTGGGTTGTCTGCCACATACTGCAAGCCAGCGTCATTGGCCGCAGTCTTTGCAATGCCAAAAAGCTGAACACTAAGTCGGTCTAGGGTCTGGGCCACAGTGCCTTGGTATTGAGCCCCAGCCTTTAAGCCCACATAATCAACTTGAGTTGGGTTGACAGTTGGCAACACAGCACCAGGAATGCCTGCCGCCTCGACTCTGCCTGATTGGATAAGTGGTAGGTCTGCCATGATTTTTTATGCAAATGGGTTTTTAACAGTCGACGCAAAGTCAAGTACGCCCTTCGTCAAGGCGGCACCAGCCAACAAACCACCACTCTTGACACCAAAATCTCCAGCCAAGCGCATCTGGTTGGCTTGCGCCTCGGCAGCGCTCATGGTCAGGTCTGCTTGTTCTTTAGATGCCAGGATCATTGCGCCAGCGTCTTCAAAACCCAAGATGCGAGCAGTCAAGGCATTAAGGTTTGACATACCGACATCTCGGTATACAGCACCTACATTTGCAGCCTGCACACTAGCCGCTGATCCTTCGTTGTACACAATGCCATTGGCTGCAGCACGGGCTCGCACTGCTGCGTTGGCTTGCTCTAAACCACGAAGTAATGTATTACCTTGAATGGTGTAATTTAAGGCCTGTCTCTCAGCCGATAAGAGTTTTCTTCCGGCTTGAATTGATGCATATTTCTGGTCTTGATCTGTACGAATTTGGGCAAACCGCAAAGTATCAATTGCTTGTACTTCATACAAACCTTGCTGATAAATGGCTGCAGTCTTTTGTGCACCAGCTGCAGTGATTGCCGTTGCAAGTCCAAGATAGGGAGCCGCTGTGTTGGCGCTACTTTGGAATATGTCAAACCCAGTTTTTGCTAAATCAGTAAAGTCGGTAAAAGTAAAGTCAGCCATTAAGTTCCCCCAGTCACAGCAATCTTGTACTCAAGACCCAACAAGGTCATCTTGAGCGGCAAGCTCTGTGATATTTCAATGCTCGCCTCGCGGCTGTAGCCAAGCACTCCATTGACTCGCTTGCTACCAGTGAATGTTGGCTCTGGCAAATTAAGCAATGGGTTGTCAAATGTGCGAAATGGCACAGGGTTTTGATTCAATGCTAGGTGCTGGGTGTTGTCCACTAGCGCAGTGATCTCGACAATACGCTTCTTGAACCCTATGCGAGTTCCTGTCTGCAGCTTGATCTCAGAAGGCATGGTCTTGGCAAAGACCGTGAACGGCAGGCCGACCTCGTAGCTGGTAGTTGACTCTCGGTCAAACGTAACGGCACCACCAGAGCTGACAGTCTCATTTCCCTGCGGCACACCATCGCAAATCACATTGAGAGACTTGCCAATGTGGGGCAATCCAGATCCGACACCGCCTGCTGAGCCACCAATAAATGCGCAATCAGTAAAGCGATCAAAGCTGAACAGCTCAATAAAGTAGCGGTCTACGCTGTTGAATGTGCGCTTGACCACCGTATAAATGTCGGTCACATCTACGCTGACATCTTTGAACAATCCATCGGTAATAAACTCGGATGGCGCAGTGATCTGCTGTGAACGCATGATACTGAACGCAGCAATTGTGCCGTCAGTGTCATTGACCATCATAAGCAGGTCGCCCTCATCTGTGCTGGTCGCACGGCGTAAAGACATCCTAGTCGGAGCCTTGAGCAGATGGCCAGACAGCAAAGAGATACGCTGCGTCACATACGTCAGCTGGGTGTCAGAGAACAGGAACTCGTTGATTGACTTGCCTTGGCGCTGTATGTAGACCGTGCCAGACTCAAGAGACTGCACACGGGTGCCAGGCTTAATGCCATTACGGCTCACGCCCTTAAAGGTAAAGGTCAATGGCGTGATTGGATCAGTACCTGACTGAGGCACATAGAACTCAGCGCCTGTAGTGAACACTTGCAAGTCACGGCCAGAGATCATGTCTACGATCACATTAAGTGAGCTGGTGTCTAGCGTTGCCTCAACAGCGTCATCATCAAATGCCTCGGTCGGCATGAACTCATCAAAGATGCCGATCTTGCTGCCCCAGATGGTGGACGGGCGAGACTTGGAGCCACCAAAGTACAGACGGCCCTCATGGAAAGTCACCGTGCGTGGCCAGCCCTTGCCGCTGCTCCACACATCTTCGTAGCCTGATTCAATCTCCCAGCTGCCCTGGGCAATGTTGCTGGTGTCAAAGAATGGATACTCAGTGACGGCTTTGACTGAGGTTACAGTTAAGTACTGAATGATCCGCGCCCGGCCTTGTGGATATGCATTGACGTATTGGCCAACACTACCCGCGCTAAATGCTGAGTTTTGCGATGTAAGCGTCACGTTGCCAGCTACCGCGCTGGGCGTTAAGTGGCCAGCCGTTGGTGTTGTAGTTGTCAGCGTAAACGCATACTTAGGAATGTTGGAAAAGGTAACGGTGCTGATGGTCCAAGTAGCGTCTGTGCCGCCCCGCACCAGCTTTACAGGTGCCAAGTCAGGGTGGACTATAAACATGGTGTCTGCAGACTGTGTCCAGTTGAGCTGGCTCAGCATTGAGCTTGTGATTGTGGTGGTCAGGTATGCATTGGCACCACCGTTGATGGCTGTAATTTGTACGCCATCTTTAATAACGTGCATGCGGTTGTGTGTAAAGCACAACATGTAGCTGTCATCCACAGAGAACTCAAACGGCACCAAACGCACACCATTGCCAGCAGACTCGGTACTGGTGTTTGGCAGCTCAATAATGTGCTTGAGGCCAGGCCGTCTGCGTATGCCCCCCTGCGGCTGCACCACCACATTGGTGGCCTTGGCTAGTGCGTTGTTGTATTGAGCCAAGTCAATGCGAGACCTCAACAAGGGGTCAAGTTCGCCCGTGCTGAAGTTCGTTTGAATGTCAACAAAGCGTGGCATCAGCCCCTCACTGCAATTAAACTGAAGTCTTCAATTACTCTGGTTGGTGTGCCTTGGCCATCTATATTCATTGCTGTGCGCATAAAACCACCACGGCCATTTTCGGCAGGCCCACCCACAGCGACACCTTGCCAGTATTGGGCACGGTCACTTTGTTCTGTGATCGGCATGGCTAGGTGCCAAGACATCATGTATTTAAGGAGCTGCACAAAGTATTGCGGCATTGCAAACTCGCCAAGGCTGTACTGGTAGTCCAGATAAACAGCAGGCAGGTTTGTCAATAGCTTGTCGCCCTGTATTTCCCAGTCTTTGTTGGGGTAGGCGTTTTGTGATGCGGTTGCATAGGCAGCTCTTACGGTGCCAAGCCGGTCACCTGGCAGCTGATACTCATAGCGCCAGACAGAATTTGGAGTGGTGATCAGCTTAGCCAACTGCACCTTCTTTGTATTAAATGTCCACGGGTAGGTAGTCAATACCGAATCGCGAATGTCGGGGTACAGGCGGTCGCATACGCTGGCCGCATCAGTTCCATCATTAAAAGATGTGATGGCTTTGGCACCCAGCATTAGCAGGGCATCAGAGCAGATTGAAACTCCAGTATCACCAGCAGCCATGTAAACCTCTCAATGTGAGAAAGGCCAACCTCCGCTTTGGCAGAAGTTGGCCTCTTTACAGCAGACCCGAATTAATCGGTATCAGTTGCAGTAACTGTCACGCCGTCAGTGATGTCAACCACGCCAGAGGCGTTGCTGTTCACATAAGCAGTAGACATTACTGGAGTGCCACCCGTTGCGGAGTAGCAGAAAATCAAATCACCAACCTTGAGAATTGATGAAATTGAGTTGAAATACCCAGAAACGCGGATCACACTTTGTGCGTCAGTGCTGGTGTAGGTATAAATTGCAGGCGCATTGCCAGCCTTTGATTGGCCACCAATTGCGTTAAAGCCAGTGCTTGAAAATGCCATGTCAGTCTCCTAGATTAAGTTTCACGGCAGGTAATCTTGACGATACCTTCATCGTCAATGGCGATAGCGCCAGCACTGAAAACCTCGTTCACCAACCAAGAGGTCTTCTCGGCGATGTAGTTGATCTCAGTACGCATGGCAATACCTTCACCGTAGCCAACTGCATCCTTGTGGAATGCATAGCATGTGCGGTCAAGAGAACCGTCGATTGGCAAGCCACCTTCAGAGCGGTCACCCAACACATGGAATGTGAATCCCAAGTAGGTGTTGATCTCGCCTTGCACCAACGCTTTAACGCTGTTGAAGTCGGAGCTGGTCACGCTAGTCTCAGACAGCAAGTTGGCTAAGCCATTTGCGTGAATGATGATGTTGCGGCCATCAGGCGGCACATTGCCTTTGTCCAACAGACGTTTTGCTTCGCGCAGCTTGGCAATGTTCATGTTGGTTGTTGCTCCACCAATGCTGTTGGCAACGGTCAAGCTGGTGCTGGAGCCAGACAAGGCATCCAAAATCATTTGGTCTTGACGGCGACCCATAGCGCCAGCAACAACTTGCACCAATTCTTGGCGCTCGTCGAAGTTGACTTTGGCTTGCGAGAAAATGTCGCTGTACTCTGCAGCGTTGTAGTCAGCCAATGTCAAAGTGACAGTGCTGAAGCCAACATTCAGAGGGGTGACATCAGTTTGGGGGACGCGAACAGTGGCAACGCCACGGCCCACTTTGGGGAACTTAACAGTTGAACCTTCGACTCCACGACGCTGGCGAACCGCCGGAACCAACATTGCCTTACCTTGGTAGGCTTGTTTGACTTCCGCGTCGAAGAGAGTAACGAAGGCATTGCTTAAAGAAATGCTCATTTGGATACCTCATTCGGTTGTTGAATAAAACAGGGTTCTCGCGCCGGTAAGCCTGATAGTCAGGGCCGATTGCTTGCTGGTAGCGCCAGCCAATCGTCAGCATCCGCTGCGGTAAGGGTCGGTTACCCGGTGGGCCTTGGCGCGATTGTATGACTTTTTTAGAAAAAGCAATAGGGATGATTGAGTGTTGTACAAAAAAGACCCAGCCGGAGCTGGGTCAAGGCAACTGCCTTGCGGCAGACGGGGAGGAGTGCCCCGATTTATTTGGCGTACTGGCCGAACATCCGTTCAACTTTTTGCCGATACGCAGCATCTGTCTTGTAGCGT